ATGAGACGGACTTTGCGTACTCTTTTCAGTTTTGGATTGATAATGGAACTCAACATGAACTTACTGGTGAGTGGAGTGATTGGGAGTTTTTGAAATTGTATGATACTCGTGATGAAATAGAAACTATGATTGATGATAAAAATTCTTCGTGGTTTATTATTCATCAAATAAATGATAAGTTTGCTTTGATTGATTTACGCAAAGGGAAACTAAATGACTAACCAACACTCCATCACTTCACCAGGGCTCGCATCAACAATTCAACGGACTGAGCGTGGCTGGGCTGGCCATTTCTCTAGTGCCGGTTCTTGCCTCTTCAGGCGCAACACCCTACTGGAATGCGAGGACACACGGATTGTTGTCAGCACTATTGGCCTTTTTAGGACCAGCAAAAGCTACGGCTTCGTGCCTATTAATAAGGAGTATCACGCTGATCCTGAAGATGATCGGCACTTTGAAACGAAGGCATTCCATGCTGTTTTTGATGGTCGCTATTGGGATGCCGATTTCTCCCGTGAGATTTCTTTCGAGTCTCCGTGGTGCATTTCAGATGTTGACGCGAATGATCGCGCAAACGATCAGCACGAAGCGGTCGTTTCTGAGATCAGCGCCAGACTATCTTCCGGCTACACCGACTTTGCCAGCTCAAGACAAGCATTCAATCAACTGGAGGACTCATGACTAAGTTTCTCAAACCACATGTTCATAATCAGAGTCTCTTGAATGTAAAATCAGGAGACCCTGATGGTTTTGTATCGAATGATGGAATGTGGGCTGCTGTTCCATTAGCAGGAAAGAAGAAAGGGTTCTGCATTATACATAATGGTAGTCAAGTGCATAATGTAAAAACTTATAAACAGGCACTTGATTATATCAAAAAATATTCTAAAATTAAAAAGAAAGCAACCTCTTCTCTTGAACAATTTCTATGACTGATAAACAACAAAAGCGCAAAGATGCACTTGGACTTTTTTATGAAAGTGTATTGAAACCAGACCATGAACTCAGAAAATGTGCTCACAATCAAGAATGTTTCTTTGAGTTGATGGAATGGAGAGCAGATATATTAGAATATCTTGATCGTCGTAGAAACCAGGAGTTTCACCAATGACGACACAATACGTGCTTTTTTTGATATTTGGAATTATCTCATACTTTGTAATTACTGATCCAAATGTCGCAAGAGCATTTGATTATGTTCTTAAGTTAGTGAAAGCACAAATAAGTCATAAGATATGGTGGTTAAGGCATAATCCTGCCAATCCTGTGGTAAAATATATGATGTATCGTAAGAATCTCAAACTTGCAGAAGAACTTACTGCAAAAATAAATAAGCATTTAGAGGCAAAAGAATAATATGCTGTCTACAAACTACCGTCTTCGGTTAGAATTTATTTGTAAATGTATTGCTGCTGGAGAAGAAGTTGATTTACCATCAATGATTTGGGCAAATAAACTTGCTAAGTCAAACACTACAGCAAATGAAATGTTAAAAAAGGCACGAAGACAATTTTCACAAGACATTGAGGAAGGTAGTATGGATGATTTTTGTAATCGGATGGGATTAGGAGACCCCGACCCATCCAATCATAAGTCAGGGTTTGGATCTGCTGATGAAATTGCAGATTGGTTTAAGAATGATCGACCAGAGGATTGGAGAACAAGAGATTAAAATGCAAGCAGTAATTTACAGCAACGGAAGTCAAGAGTGTGAGAGAATGATATCTCTTCTTAAATCTCTTGGTGATGATTTTCATGAGTATGTTTTAGATGTTGACTTTGATGATAAGGCATTTGAGGCAGAATTTGGATCAAATGCAACATATCCTCAGATTGCAATCGGATATCATCACATTGGTAGTATGAAAGAGGCACTACAGTATATGAACGAGCAAGGAATGTTTGTATGAATTTTGAGTTATCATTAGAAGATTATACTATCATTCTTAACGCACTTCATTATTACAAAAAAGTTGATAAGAGGGGAAACTTTGATTCTTATGATGAGGAAAGAATCAATGAATTAAGAGATAAGTTAGCACATCAACTCATCTGGAAGAATACTGATATAGATAATTTTATAACGAAAGAACTGTAATGACTTCAGTAATTTTAATTGGTTGCTTTACTCCACTGATTATTATTTTCATTATAATAAAACTTTCTGTGTGGGTGTCTGCTGTTAATTCCGAAAAAACTTATGTCGCAGGAGAAAAATTCAGAGTCCGATCAGGATTTGTGGAAAATCCATATGAAGACGTTGATGCGGAGGAAGAAGAGTATGGAGACCGCACAGATTATCGATGATGCCTTATATGAGTATTATGTTGTGGAACTTGGAAAAGAAGTTCCTAATTGGAGATATGTGAAAGATTCTATCTGGTGGATAGAATATCTTGAAAGTTTAGGTATTGACCCAAGAAATCCATAGTGTTAAATATAATACAAGTTGCATTGAAGCAATGGATCAGAACTTAAATTGGAACTTATTGCATCAGTTTGCAAAGCAATTAGGTCAAGAAGGTCATGACTACAAAATACATCAGAAATCCTTATCAGATACAGTGAGCACACACAAGGAAATTGTGATAGAATATGGGTATAAACAAGAGGAACCTGATGCCTGATGAAACTTGGACAGTAATGAACAATCTTGAGCAATCATTTTCCCGTATTTCTACGGTAGAATTTATGTTAGATGAATTGCAAGAGGCTGTAGATGAACAAAATCAAATGAAAATTGTTGATATTTGTCATGCACTAAATTCTTTCCTTCCAGTTTATACTGAAAACTGGGATAAAAACTTTAAGAAAGCATGGAAACAGGTGATAGTATGATGCCAGTTTTTGTAGATGACCCAAACACATGGACAACAATACAGGTTCCACCAGAAATTGTGAGAACCTGTAAGGATTATACATTAATTAATCCTCATAATGATGATAATACAGTCAATGAAAAATTAAGATTGACTGACTGTTATTGGTATAATATGGGGTATTATGATGTTGCTCCCCCTCTCTTTCCTTTGTTTAAGTAATATGATTAATCCAATCTCTTATGTAAAGAACACCAGAACTTCCTATTCTAAGTTCTTAGAAAAGAGTGTAAAAGAAGTTCAGGTTCAGTTTGGTGATGAAAATCCTGCATGGATTCCTTATGATACTTTAATCGCAATAGATCGCATGATTACAAATGGAAAAGAATAATATCGTAGAATACATAGGATGTTCAAAAGATCAGATAAAATGGGGAAATAATGATGATCCTACTTCCTTTCTGATTATTGGTAAAGAGTATACAGTTGAGAAGGTAGATGTCCATTCTCAACATACAAAAATCAAACTTTATAATAAAGTAGGATGGTTCAACTCAGTATGCTTTAAACTAAAACATGCTGGGGTAAATAGTAGTTTAGAATATCTAAAAGACATGGATCCAGATAGCATACAATTAGAGACCACATCTAAACTCTTTGAATATGAAAAATTATCCAGAGAAATTGAAAATTGTGAAGATCTTGATACAATGAAAGAGATGGCTAGATGCTTCATTAAACTATATTTGAGACATCAAGAAGTTACAACCCAAATTATGAAAATGCCATGAGTTTAATTGATCCCTCTGACCCATTGTTCTTTACAGAATCATCCAGTGAACCTTATGATCGACATCACTATAAAGTTATAAAAACTGATGGTATGTCTCTTACAGTAGAATCATGGGGAGAAGCACAATCAATCTGGTGGAATACTCCATCATCTTTTCTCTCTCATATCGATGTACTAGATAAAAAAGAAGTAAAAGGTTTCAAATGATTAATGATTTTCTAGACAACTTAGGTGCTCAACAACATGAAAAAATGATTGAGAAAAATGCCAGCAAAGAAGAATACTACAACTCGCAAAGCGAAGGTAAAGAGTTCAACAAAAACTCTCAAGAAAAAGAAACTAACTCCTGAAGAAATGCATCCATTCAAAGCATTCCCTTATCGTTTAGAGTATAGGGACGGAAATGAAGATCGAATCTGCCATTTTGATTGTAATGAACACAGACAAGCATACATCAAACGATACAAACTCAGAAAAAACAAATACACAATTAATGATCTCACCGTTGCCTAACCTAATCGCAACGGGCTTGATATTTCTGTCCGTCTTTGCTATAATCACTGCAGGATACATTCACGGGCACATGAGTATCTCTGCTGTCTACAAAACTTTAAATCCATGACTAAAAAAGAATTTACTGGAAAAGGTGGTGAAAGTTGGACTTGGGAAGAAACTCCTGAAGTTACTGAAGCACTCAAGCAACTTCATGATAGAGTGAGAAGTGCTAATCTAAAAGCACAAGATGATCAACTAAACTATGATACAGGAGGAAAATGAAAGACCAACCAATCACAGTCGAAGACTATAAAGAGCACAGTCAAGAGTTCTTTGATAAGTATTTTTATGTTGCCAAAGAACTTGGTGAAGGTGCTAAGGCAGAAGACATCCTTAAAATTATGGAGTCTCTTGCTGGTGTTGTTATGAAGAAAAGGTCTGAAACTAAAGTAGGACCTTTTGGATTTAATAAAAAACCACCCGAAGAGAATAATGATTCAGACTGATACAAAACCAGAAGTCATTATACCTGAAGGTGCCGAACTTATTGATGAGTGTTTCTATGTTTGGGCAACTCGTTACGGTTTGTTTTCTTCGATGACTAAACAAGGTCGTCAAATGCTCACTGGTGCCGTTAGAGATAATGTAATTATTATGACACGATTCCATCTCAAATGTGAGCAGGATGGAACCCTAGATAATCATACAATAGTTGTTTCTGGTGGAGGATCCTATAAGGATTTGTGATTATGTATTCCGAGCTGAACTGCTTCGAAGAAGCATTAAAACACTTTGGAACAAGAGTAGAAATCATTACTGCTATGGAAGTATCAAAACGCATTAGTCCAGATGATGCATATAAAATGATAAAGGATGAACTCAAAGAAGTAAAAAAATGTCGTAAGCAATTTAAGAAAGATGATTGTTGATTCTCTTAAAGTTAATCAGAATGAAGATGGTTCATTTGATATTGAATGGGATAAAAATGATCCTAACTGGAGTTGGTTAAATACTATGACCAGTAAAGAAATTCAATCTTTCATGGAACAAGCAATTAAAGATGAACTTGACTCTCATGCATAAAGACGTTACCAATTCTCAAAAAGACTGGGAAGATTTTTGGAACTCTCCAGAAACTAATGATGAATGGAGTTCTGAAGATTTTGAGGAAATATGGAATGAAATGGAAAAAATTGAACCACTAACACCGAAAAAGTAATTATGGCACTCTCACAATCAGTCGAAGAATCACTCAAAGAAGCAGAACAATCGCTTCGTAATGCACTTGCATTTGCTGCAAGACAAGAAAGACCAATGGTTTGTAGCACTATTGCAGAAATGATTGGTAAAATAGAATCAGTAATTCATACTGATGAAATTCTTGATAAACTTGAAAATCGTAAACCCGGAGACAGTGGTATGTTTGGTTCTTGGTTCAATACTGATGAATAAATGTAAATAAAATCTTAAATTTCTAGATGCTATTGAATTCTAATGTTAGAATATCAACACAAGACAAGAAATCTATGACTTTACCAAAAAACGGCAAGAAATTGACTCTAAATGAAGAAAAAAGTATGAAAATTGCCCTAAAAGAGGTAGGTATTCGTGCAATTCACCCTGAAAGAATGGAAGCTCTTGCTGATTATTTGGTAGAAAAGGTAAAAAGTCAAAATAAATAAAAACAGAAAAACGATAACACAATGGAAAATATCGAAACTCACATCGCAAAGGACAAAGAAATCCTTGAAAACCCAACAATTTCTCCACAACAAAGGAGACATATTGAAGGTGAACTACATGAACTAGAAGATTATGTAGAACATCATAAGGCAGAGATTGAGGCAGGTGATCATCATGATCCAACACCATTAGAACTGTATTGTGATGCCAATCCATCAGAACCCGAATGTAAAGTTTATGAGGACTGATTGAGACAGTTTGAGAAGTGTCACACTGACCCCTCTGGGGTCTTTTTTATGCCTTATACTAACTTTGTTGATTTGAGGCACCTTTCATCGCAACTCATTCACGAATTGGCATCGAACTTGAGGACAGTTCAATTCTTTCTGTCTATCATCACCACGATGGTTATCCTGAGTGGTTGGGTCGTATTCTAGAGACACACTACAACACCAGAGAACTGGTGGAAGAGTTGATCAATGGTGGTGATATGTCTACCTGTTGGGGCAATTCCAATTGGGATGATGACACTAAACCTGCAAAATACTCTCCCAGATACTATGCTGCCCGTGGTGAACATTGCCCACCTCGTCTTGATAAAGATATTGAAGAGTTCTTATCTCATGGTGAAGAATACTCCTATATCTTCCGTAATGGTAACTGGTTCACCTATGCTATGCACCAGTTTGAAGATATGGTTGTGGCAATCCCTGTCGGTACACTGGCAGTCATGGGGTGGTAAGTTACAGTCTAAGAAGTGTCACACTGACCCCTCTGGGGTCTTTTTTATGCCCTATAATATATTCATACACAAGGGAACCACCCATGACTGCCAACAAGACCTACCGTATTCGTGTTGAGACTTATGATGGTTGCACGACTATTTGGTATGAGACCAGTCGTGCTAAGAGAGCCACCGATCTCATTGTCAATCGAGTTTACAATCAACTCTGTGGTTTGAACATTAAAGAAGTTGAAGCAACTCTTTCTGTGCCAGTTAGTAAAGTGTCATGATTGCTCTACCAAACCCCACAAAAATCCTTTATACTGAACACAGTTCAGAAAACACCATGACTGCCACCTTCACCGACTACGTTGCTCAGAAAGATGCTCAGAACACCATTCAGTTGAATGTCACCAAGTATGGTCTGATGCTGTGTGATGCTCTTCAGCAATCACATCAACGTCAGTATCCAAATAGTCGTCGTAACTATTCTTATGCACTGATTTCAGGTCGTAAGTATCACAAAGTGATGCAGTGTGTCGATGGTCAGACTGAATCAGTTCATGCCTTCATTGATAAGAAGACTGGTTCCGTATTCAAACCAGCATCATTCAAAGCACCTGCTAAGGGTCAAAGATGCAATCTCTTAATTATTAAAGAAAGGGAATGGGCATTTGAAAATGCAGATTGGGCAGGAATCTGGTTATATCGTAATGCATAATACAAATGATTGTAAATTTAACAAAGAATGAGATAAAGCATCTTGTTTACCTTATGGGTAAAGGAGATGTTGATTTCTTTTCTGATCAACTAAATGAAAAGTTACTGAACAAATTAGAACCACTGATTGAAGTCTGTACTTGTAAAGAAAAAGATTCTGAGGATGAATAACACTATTATGGAAAATCATTTAATTGACCCTTATATAGATTACAAAACTAACATTGTAAAAAGAAGAGTACACAATGTTAAAAGGGAGCAAAAAACGATTCAATGGGAACAAAAAATACATCGTGTGAAAATTTTTCTTGAGACTAAAGGTCATAAGTTTATTGAATATGACCAAAGTCTTTGGTATTTTGAAGGACTGCTACCAATGAATATGAAACAACTGAGATTATATTATGATCGTCAGGTTTATAGAGAAAGAAAATCTAAGATAGAAAATTGGTCTCAATTACCCCAAAACACTCAAAGTATCTGAACAATGAAAGTATCATGTGATCGATGGATTGTCTCATGGAAACGTGAGAAGAAAAATGGTTACACTTCAACTCAAGAGGTTGTAGTTTATGGAATCGAAAATGTTAAGCATGTCATTGATACAATGGTTCTGACAGATGAATGGAGTGTAACACCAGCATGACTGCTAAAGAAAAACTTTTATTCATCTCATCTTTCTTTATCTTTATGAACTGGGGAACCAGATTATGCATTCTACTATTTTCCATTCAGGATACGGTTATTCTAAGATCATCTGTGAGGATGTTACCTCTTGGTTTTTGAATGAATACTTTCCACGACATAAAATTGATGTGGATATTATTCATAAAGGACTGAAACGTGATGGTCTTGTTGGGTATTGTGATGTGATTGGTGGATATTATCGACCAAGGCATTTTCTGATTGAACTTCAGGCACGTATGGATAAGGAGATGTATATCAAAACTCTTTTTCATGAATTGACGCATCTTGCACAGTGGGTAAGTGGTTCTCTGCGGTTTCATGATGGGAAAATGTGTTATTCTCATGAACCAGTGGAGAATTATGATTATGAAGATCAACCACATGAAATTATCGCCAGAAAGGAAGAAGAAAGGTTATATGATTTGTGGTTAAATGTAATTAAGGGTGTGCCAATACCAGAAGTGTCACAACAGGAGTTTCAGAACCGTCTGATGGCACTATCATAAGAAAGTAATCAAGGGAATCAACCCATGCAACTATCTGAAATCAATCCTGTTCTGTCTGAATCAATTGGTTGGGATACTCAATCGGCACAAGACGAAGAAATGGTAACATTTGTCAAACGTTCGGTTGTTTATAGTGAAATTACACTTCCTAAAAGTGAATTTATTAAAATGAAAAATGATGAATATTCTGATGAATATTTTGAAGAGCAAATTGAACCTAAAATGATAACTGATGATGTCATGAAATATTTTGGAGACATGTATAACAAATATGCAGTTTTTGAAGGTGATATTTATTCTATGACTGATGATGTAATGGCGATGTGTGATTTTAAATGGGAAGATACCATTACTAATGTCAAAATTCAAAAAGTAAATTTTGACTTGTGACAGTCGGCAAGGTGTCCACCATTGTGGCACAGGGCACCAAAAACCTGTATATTAAAAGAGTCAAAGGAATCAACCCATGCAAGTCACCACACTCGTCACCACAGTTGACTTCTTTCCTGAGGCGTTCATTGCTGAGGCACATGATACCAAGGGTATGATCGTCACAGTCAAACGCTTCCAGAAGCGTGTCACATTCAATAAGAATGGTCTCAAGTCCTATAGTACTGTCACTGCTCTCTCAGCACGTAATGAGTGGGACACACGCATCGCTAACGGTGCGGTGGTAACTGACTTCAATCTTGATAAAATGCCACGCTCTGAGTATTCTCCCATGGCAGTCTGATGAACCACTTAGGGCAGTGTCCACTCTGCCCTGACTCTACCCCTACTCTGCCCTATACTAATCACATACCAAAGGAACCCAATCATGGATTTTCACAATCACACTTTGAACCAACAAGAATCTGAGGAAAAGCGTATCATGTCACTCAATGAAGAAACCTGCTGGAATGATCCATCATTCTGTAAGTACTGGGATGAAGTCAATGCAATCACAGAAGAGGAATATGGTGTTCCTGATGAAGGATGGCAGTTGGATGTTATTCTGGAATGCTATCAGAAAGAAGGTAGTGTCGCAGATGCCGTTGCTGACATTCGTGACGGTTATGATCCTACACCCCAGACAGCTTACGATTTCTTTCACTAAACACTCCATAGGGCACCTAAGTGCCCTATAATAAGCACATAAGCAACTGATCCCATGAAAATGTCACCCGCACTCAAAGCACGACTTGCTCAACCCGAATCCAGAGCAGAGTATGCTTTTAAGTTTATCTCACAATGGACAAAAGATGGTGCCAGTGGTCATGCAATGAATGTATGGTCTGAATGGTTGGATGTTGTGAATGAAACAGTCGAACCCACCGAATTGTATTAAACTACCTATCATTAAAAACCATGACACACCCACTGACTGACGACACCATTCAATACGTCAAAAAGCTAGGATGCCATGATTTAGGCACTTGGATTTATACCGAAAATGATCTGCGAGCTGCTGCCGATTGGCAGTTGGAGCAGGTGATTGATTGGTTGAAAGATAACATGCGTAAGTATGTTTATCAAGACTACTATGGCGCTGATGAGCAGCAAGAGGTCTTCAAGACACTTGAATACCTCAAGTTAGCAATGCGCCCAACACAGGAGGCGCTTCCCAATGACTAACCAACACCCACTGACTGATGAGATACTTCACGAAAAGTTCAATGGTGTTTATCATGGCAATCTAATCATTTTTGATGCTGATGACATGCGAGCCGTAAAATCTTTTATTGTTGAACTTCAAAAAGCAATGCGCCCAGCAACAACAACAACAAAACAGGAGGACTCATGAATGAGCCAAAGGGATTAAAAACCTACCCAATTTTCAATCAACCAGAACCTTCTGACTGGAAGTGCTATTTGTTTGGAAACAGACCCAATGGCCAAGGGATTATTTACTTCCCAGCAAAAGGACAAGTTCCCAATCGTTTCGTAAGATTTATGATGAAAGTTTGTTTCGACTGTCGATGGGAAAGGAGGACAACTAATGACTAACCAACACCCACTGACTGACGCAAAATGCCGTGACATCGCCAATAATCTTTGTTTTCGATGGCAACCATATGTTGACCAAGGTGAAGTTTTGTACGCTGAAGATGATATGCGAGCTGCTTATGACAAAGGTCGTGAAGATCAAATGGAAGAATGTCTTAGGTGGTTAGATCAACAGGATGAAGGAGGCATGGGTGGATTTAGAGATCTAATGTGGAAAGGAATGAGAGGACCAAAAGAACCAATCCCTCTTTTTTTACAATTATCAGATGCTGTTTACTTTGAAGAATGGGAAAAGGTTGCAAAACTTGCCAAAAAACTTCACAAGAAAAAAAAGGAGGAAAACTCATGAATGTATCTCATATGATTGAAAGACTTGAAGATGCGATTCAAGTATGTTATGATGTCGGTAAGGATAAAAACAAAGGTTATCCTTATGCGACTGGTTATGCTCAAGTTACAATGAAAGAAACTGTATGGCAATTAAAGGAGTTACTGGATGAAGAAGACAGAGATTAATATTGAACTGAATTTACATGAATTGGATATCATACTCAAGGCACTTGAATTAGTGGAGAGTATAGATGAGATATAGATTAATCGATCATCAGGTAGTATTGATACCTTATATGATCGGTTATATGATTATTATGTTACCCTAGACACATCAAACGTTGAACTCAATTATGAATCTTATGTTGAACCCTCTTTCTGAATCAGTGACACCACAAACCAATCCAGAGTTATGGTATTCATGGTATGCGGTAGTTAAGGAGGATGCTCCTGAAGTATTAGATGAATTTTTAGAGAATACTGCGGCAAAGATGGAAATCACAGTTGACTACTTTACTGCTGAATTCCTTCCTACGGAGAGTATATGAAAAAGTATATGTATGTTGTTGATTACTGGGTGCCATTTCCAGCATCAGAGTACGGAGGTTTAATTACATTAATTGCAGAGAATGATACAGAAGCACTTGAGTTGTTATCTAATGAGGAATCATTACAATACTATAATGAGTATGGACATTTGATTATGGAGAAGATTGTAACTGCGACTAAATTGGAGTTGGCAAATGATTATGAATCTGGTATAATTGAAGCATTCTGCACTTAATCTTTATGGAAGAGTTATATAAACTTCAAGAAGAAGAAACTATGGGATGGCATGATATCACTGTTCCATTAAAAAGAGAAGATTGTAAGAAAGCATATGATGCACAATTAAATGAAGGAACAAGTCCAAAACGATTAAAGATTGTAAGAGTCCAATAATATTTGATAGCATTATAAATATACTGATAAACCGAGTGGAGACACGAAGATGGTTAAAAGTAAACATTTTTTATGGAGGAGTGACTGATGGCATTAAAGATTAATGGAACATCAGTTATTGATGACAATAAAAATTTAGTAAATGTCGGTAGAATTTATACTACGGTTACTAATAATCAAACAACTAATAAGTTATTAGTTAATCGTGAATTTGTGAGTGTAACTGATGATAATGGAGGATCAGGTGTTACAATAACACTTCCGGCATCACCAGTTGCTGGTAATGAAGTTGCGATTCAAGTTGGTAATTTTAAGAATACTGTAATTGGCAGAAACGGATCGAATATCATGAGTCTTGCTGAAAATTTAACGATTGATAGGGCAAATATAACGGTTAATTTATTTTACACAGATAACACTAGAGGTTGGAGGATTGTATGAGTACTTTAAATCAATTTTTAGGTGGTGGTGGAATTAAGTCTATACAGAGTGGAAATACTGAGTTTGAAGGTATTGGAACTTTTCCTTTAGATAGAACCACAATAGTTGTTCCTATTAATCCCGTAGTCAGATCTAAAAGTGTGGTTATATCCTCAGTTGCCGGAGATGCTCAACTTGTAACTTTTTCTACAGGTGGCAGGGATGGAGGTTCCTTTAATTCTGTCGTCATAAATTCTAATGCTAGTATAACATTAGGGGGTAATCCTTCAAACACAACAGCATCAAATTTGGTAATAGTAGTTGGAAAAGGAATTAGAATAGGATTAGAAGATTATTATAATCAATCTGGAGTTATATCCTGGCAAGTGATTGAATATGAATAATTAAAGTAATTATACCCTTTATTAACTCTAATAAGTAATAGGGGGTTTTTTAATGTGAAAAAATGGATTTACCAGAACAAGGAAAAGGATTAGCAAAGTTTACATTTGAGGTAGTAAAGAATGTAGTTACTACATCAAAACCCATGTTAGTGAATGAAGAACAACAAAAGGAAAGATTAGATGTATGTAATGATTGTGAGTATTATGATAAAGGTCGTTGTAAACAGTGTGGATGTTTTATGAAGTATAAGACTCAATTTTATACTGCCAAGTGTCCTATACAAAAATGGTAATTGTGGTATAATGAATGTATTGATCCTAATGTTATCATGATTGATTTCCCACATCTACCACCCGAAGGTTATTCTTATTCATTTGAATCATTTAATGCAAGGTATGATGTCATATGGATAGTTAATCACGGGGAGGTCTCTTATAGAGACACACCACCCAAGTCAGTATGGGGATTTTATTTATCAAAGAAGGGAAAGTATTATGCACCAATCAATTCAAAGAAGGTAGGTAAGGAAGTATCTATTAGGGATACAACACCTTATAGTTCTATGCGAAAGAACCTAAATCCATTAGAAACAGTATTGTTCCCATGAGTTATGTGCCAAAGATCAATGATTATGTAAGATGGAATAAGAATGGTATTATACATGAAGGATGGGTATACTTTGTTGATCATTTGTATATTACGATTGAGACAGGAGTGAAACCAAAACTAAATTGTGAGTATACCAGAGAGGAGAAACATAAGTACATTCATACTTTATTGTTGTGTTATCCTCATCAGTGGAAGGATCTTACTTATGTAAAGAGTCGAAAGAGTATCTATGAGACAGATTAAGAACTGTCCACCAACTGACTCATAGGGCATCTAAATGCCTTATAATACATTCATACACAAGAGACACCTCAATGAACATCAACGGATACGAAATCAAACCTGGTGCTAACCTTGAAGGTGTTGATCTAAGAGGTGCTAATCTTGAGAATGCTAACCTTGAGGGTGCTAACCTTAAGGGTGCTATTCTTAAGGATGCTAATCTTAAGAATGCTGATCTTGAGGGTGCTGATCTTGAGGGTGCTGATCTATGGGGTGCTAATCTTAAGGGTGCTATTCTTGAGGGTGCTAACCTTGAAGGTGTTGATCTAAGAGGTGCTGATCTTAAGGTTGCTTATCTATGGTGTGCTAACCTAAGTGGTGCTAACCTAAGTAGTGCTGATCTTAGAAATGCTGATCTTGAGGGTGCTAATCTAAGTGGTGCTAATCTTAAGTATGCTAACCTTGAGGGTGCTAACCTTGATGGAACTATTTTAGAAGGACTTAACCTATGATTATCAACGGATACGAAATCAAACCAGGTGCTATTCTTAAGGATGCTAATCTTTATGGTGCTGATCTAAGGTATGCTGATCTTGAGGATGCTAACCTTGAGAATGCTAATCTTTATGGTGCTGATCTTAGGAATGCTAATCTTAAGGGTGCTGATCTGAATGGTGCTGATCTGAATGGTGCTGACCTAAGGGATACTAATGTAACCAACACCATTCTTGATAAGGAGAAAATCAATGATGATAAAGACCTCAGGATTCAAGAACTTGAGGAAGAGAATAAAAAACTCAAAGCAACACTCAAAGTCCTTATCTTAAGGGTGCTTCTCTATGGAGTGTTAATCTTAAGTGTGCTAATCTTATCTTAGGGGTGCTTTTCTTAGGGGTGCTGATCTTAGGAATGCTAATCTGAATGGTGCTAATCTTTATGGTGCTTGCTTACTCTACTACAGGTGGTGAACCATTGAGTTCATCTTTTGAAGTGGTTGATAAGTATAAAGAGTGTGATGTGGTAAGATATGCACCACATCAAGTTGCCGAGTACAAGTATTTCCTTTATTGTGAGAAAAACAAATGAATGAAGACATGCCATGGGTTAATCTCACACAAGAGGAAGTTGATGAACTTCGCACTAAGAAACATGAACTTACAGAGTATGGTAAACAAAGGTTAAAAGAACTTACACAACAAGGTATTTCAAAGTATAGTGAGGCATTGAAACTTATGAAAGATCAAGAACCTTATCCTGATGCTATGTTTGAAGAAGCAGAGCGTCGTGAAGCAGAGCGTAAAGCACTTGATGCTCTTGATAAACTGTATGATGAAAATGGTGATGCTATGAAACAACTAGCAGAGATTGAAAAAGAAGAATGGGAACGTAAAGAACGTAGTGAAACTGTTCTTCGACGATATAATCACTTCTACAACGAAGAATGTTCTGGAATGCCACATGGCACACCAATCACACCAGAACATATGCAAGCAATGGCATTGGAATGTATGGTTGACGCACTCATCTGTGAAAATATGAATGTGGAGTATAATGTGATTGCAATCGATGACATTAAGGATTTGATTGCAGGATTATATAAACAGAGTGATGAGTTTCTTGAACGAGTGAGGAAAAACAATGAGTGACAAACCATTTTATCGTTTCTTTGCGATTGATTACTTCGCAACTGGTGAAGGTCGTTCTATTTGGTTACAGATCTGTCGTTATGATCTCGATCAAGAGAGAGATTATGAATTTGAAAGATTTGCAAACTTTGTTAATTGTGATTATTATTTACATGGATGCGATGAACTTACAGAGCGAGAGTTTCTGGACAAGTATACGAGGTTTATGCCAAACCTGATTGCTGATATGTTACAAAAGAAAACCATTGGCACTTGGAAAACCCATTTACATTTTAACCTATCATGAACATCAAATTTAAAGGACATCAAGCAACTGAACGTGAAGTAGAACTCTCACAACAAGAACTCTTTCAACTCTTTGAGATCATGAAACGAGAGTTCATAGAGCATATCATTTATGGCACATTTAAAAGAATTCGTATGCCGACTGAAACAGAAAAATCCATCATGGATTATTGCAAACAACATGGTGTTGATGTAGAATACGACAAAGATCGTATTGCCTTTTTTAAAGCAATTCTTGACAACCTTAACAACCCATACCAATGAGCAGATTTACCGAAAACCCAGATGAGATTATACTGAAAGATGTGGAGATGTTCCACCTTGAAAGTATGAATGAACGAGCATTGTGGATTGGTGTTTATGGTAAGGATGGTAAAATCTATCACTTAAACATTACTGGAGATCAACTAAAATACTATTGGAGTAATGAAACGCCATGACTTGGAAAGAATATTGGCAGATGACCAAATGGGAATGGTTGATTGAAGGGTTTCGTCATATTGAATATATTATTGATTGTCGTATCACAATGGATCATTTTGGATATGATGACTTCTGGGAGGCATTATCATGGGGATGGATGAGTGAATACATCTACCCTTATGATGATCCTTATGATCCTCGTATTTCACCTGAACGCAAGTTAAGGTTAGGTAGATGGACTTAAAATTAGGATTTGAATCAATTCAAGATGCAATCTATTTTCGTTTTACTTTAGAAGACAATATAGATAGATGTGCGTTCTTTGAGAGTTTATCCAAAGGATGGTATGAAATGTATGTTTGGGATGCAGATGAACTTTCCAGTGTTTTTAAATAAATGGATAATCGGATTAAAACCGATTAAGTATACACCATTCTGGTGGTGGTATAGGTTAATGAGTCATGAAGGATTTCGCTTTGATGATTATGGTATTTGGGGTGAGTTCTGGCACTCATTAAATCATGGATGGCAACAAATGGAATATGTGTATAACTTTGAAAAGTTCTGGGGAGAAGGTTCTTATCCACCAGAACGTATCACAGTATCTGAAGAAGATTATGATCATCTGATGGAACGTATTATTGCTCCACCAGATCCAGAAGTTATGGAAAAAATTCGTAAAGTATTGGAGAAAAAAGCACCATGGGAATGAATTTTACTGACGAACAATACAAACTGATCTACAATGCTGTCAGGCGTTATCAGATTGAAAAAACAATTCTCAATTCAGAAGAATACAATGAATGTGATGTGATCCTTACTGATCTATTTCCTTATGTTTATACCCAACAACAGGAGCAACCAACATGATACAATGCTTTGAAGAGGATGATGGATCTCTCACCATAACATGGGATGATACAGATCCTGTTGAATCAGTTCTTAACACATGGACTGAACAGGACTTTATTGATGCTATACTAATCACATACCAAACAAAGGAACCCAATGAACAACATATACATCATCGAAGAAGTCCTCTCTGACTACACCCCTGGAATGGCAGTTATTGCCGCTCCTTCCTTAGATGCTTGTAGGGAGATCTTCACTGAGCAGTTTGAGAGCACTTGCCAGCGTTGGGTTGATGAGTTCGATCATGCCATTGCAGACGGTGACTATAAGGTCATTGAGGGAGTTGAGCATCAAACTGGTGTGGTCACCTACGTCGTCGGTGGCGGTTGACTAACTGTCACAAGGTCACGGCACAGACCCCAAAAAGGATGCTGTTCTATGGGGTTCTTATCTTAAGGATGCTGTTCTATGGGGTGCTTATCTTAAGGATGCTAATCTTAAGGGAACTATTTTAGAAGGACTTAAACTATGATAGTCAACGGATACGAAATCAAACCGGGTGTTGATCTATCCTGTCTAAATGATACGAAAGTTATTCCTCTTCAAAAATTTAAGATTCCAATATAAGAATATTCTTATGAAGATGATGACTTTAGATATACTAATGATCCTTAAAGATATTTAATATGAATAATACTGGATATTTTATCTCCCCATCTAAAAATTTTACTACAGAACAATATGAAGTGTATTTAAAATATGCTAACCCATATGAGTTAGAAACAGATACTCTTAGTAGAGAGACTTATAATAAAATTCAATTTCTTTTTGTAAAACCTGTAAAACGAATTCACTATACTCAAGAAGAGTATTCATTTGAAGATGATGACTTTAGATATACTAATGATCCTTAAACCAATAATATCCTTTATAAGAGTTGCGACGGGGATTTTCAAGAGAACGTCTGATAGATGCTTCACTACTAGCATTACCACAATTCCGTGCCGCTTCTCTTATACTATTAAACACTTGTGTCTTAACCCATGTTCTTTTATGGATACCATATACAGGAATAGATCTTTTAGATTGTTCTAATCTTTTCCATAAGTGCCCATAACACTTATAACCTTTATCCATAGCACGAACAATATTACCAGACTTCCTTCTATCACCAGTAAGTTCTATTGCTGCCTCACTTATACTATCCCATTCTATCTCTTCTCCTGTTTCTATATTCACACTCATTATCCGTGTTGCAAGGTGTTTACCATCACCCCTATTCTCTGCTAAGTGAAACCCCCATTTATCATTATTATCAATCTTATTCTTCATTGCTTTACTAACATTATCACAGCATTCATCTGATCTTTCTATATCAGACATTATATCAGATAACTTTTCTTTTATTTCATTACTGTAAGTAGGAGTATTACCACCTGATGTTGCATTATATCCTTCTACATTATTAAATGTATTGTATTCTTTAATGTAGTGTATCTCTCTTTCATCTAATTCATTTTCATTACAATCACATATTTCTTTAATCATAAAGTTATGATCACCATACTTACGCATAGCACGATGTAATGGATATGGACTCATTCTCTTTGCTTCATCCTTGTGTTGCTTCCATCTCTTATTCATTCCTTGAGTTGTTTGACCCACATACTTATGTCCGTTGACTTTGTTAATGATGAGATAGATTGTTCCTTGCTTCATTTTGAAATAGAATGCATATTAATATTTATAGGATACTATCATTAAATGATAGAAAACAATGCAAATAGAGAATGTAAAATTAATTATAAATAAACCTCTTATAAACCTCAGGTCTTAAGCAACCTTTGCCGACCACCTACCACAAGACGGCAGTTTTGTCAAGCCCCCCACATAAAAACTCTGAGACCCACACATTTTTTAACATACTGACACATAAATAATGCTCATAGGTCTCGTCGAGACGCATAAATAATGCTTATGGATCTCGTCGAGAACACTTGACACCTC